CTTCTCTTATTAGTTGCGCTATCGGGTTATCACAGTTCACTAACCAGTTTTGGGTAAAACTTGGTTCATCAGTTTTCGCTGTCCGTGGGTACTCAACACCTATTCGGTCAAAAACTTGTGCAACAGATCTTGCTGCCCAAATATCTACATCAAGTGTGGTCTGAGATTTTATACTTGATAAAACCTCAGACTCTTTTTGTTTGAATTCTTTTTTTAGCAGAGAAGCCTTCTCCTCGTCAACTCTTATTCCTCTACGTCTTGTATCTATTAAAATAGGCAATAATTCCATCTCCATCTCCCAAACATCGTGTAGGGACTGCTTAGATATCTCTGTTTTAAGTGTTTGCCATAAACGTAAGGTTAAGCCTGCATCTTGCTCAGCATAGAAGCCTACGTAGCCCGCAGGCAGCTTCCAGAGGTCAGCTTTTGGGTCAATACCCCATTCTTTAGCTTTTTCATTTAAAAACGTCTCATTTTTAATTTCACCTAAATAATCTTTAGCACATGCATTTAAACTAAAACTAAATCTATTTTCATTAATGATTGCTGCTGCAACCATAGTATCTACTATCTTACCTCTAATCTCAAAACCATTAACTAATAACCAACCAACATCATAACTTGCATTGTGAAATATTTTAGTAGCATCTGTTTTTAAAATGTCTTGCATCCATGCGCAGGTAATCGACAGATCCATATTCCCACCAGCATCATGAGCTATTGGGAAGTACCATTGTTGTCCAAGTGCAGCAACTGCAAAACCTACAATGTGTCCGTCAAACGTTGCCCATCCTGGTCCTTTAGTTTTTATATTTGGGTCTTTAGTTTCTAAGTCAATCGCAATCTCTGTTGCTTTTGATAAATCTGGATACTCTGCTGGAGCTATCCAATCACTATCGTTGTATATAAAATTTAATTGGTGTGTCATTGTATTTTCCTACTTAGGTTTGCGTCTTCTATTGATACTGCTTTTTTTATAGGTATGTGCATTTCAAACAATGCGCAGTCTGCACAATAATAACTATATTCATGAACAATTACTGCAACTATGTCATCACAACGTTCGCACATAACTAATTTATTTTTTCTTTTTGTCATCCTTAAGTTTTAAAATTTCTAAATCACAATAATGTTTTATCTTTTCTAAATCTTCAATTTTATTTTTGTAAAGGTATCTGCAAACATACTTAATTACATTGCCTTGGAAAAAAGAAAGATTATTTTTTGATATAAATTCATACGGTTGAATGGTAAAAAATTTATAGTGGGATCCTCCAACTTGTTTGTCTTGTGGAAATACGTCATTGAACATATCTTTATCTGTCATAATTAGCCTCGTATTGTTTGTAATATTTGCCTAGTGGAAAATTATATTGATGGTAAGTACCCAACAGATGGAGTGTGCTTTTAGATCTAGTTGCACCTGTGTACCAAACTCTAAGTTCTTTTACTTTATCTGCTAAATTTTTTTTATCAAAGTGTGATGGGAAGTTACATTTACTCGCCAGGACAACATTATCTGCTTCACCACCTTTTACTTGGTGTATGGTATCTATAATAATTTTAGGTGGTTGTGATAAATTTACACCTTCGTTCATAAGTTTTTTAAAATATTGTTTATCTTTATCTTTAAATTTTCTCTTAAATACTTGATTCCAAGGACCTTTTTCATCACGCATACCACACCTTAAATGTAATTCATCAAATGTAAAGACTTGATTTGGATGTGCAAAACTCCACTTTTTGCTCTCCGCTGACCGGTATCCGTGGTCTATGTTTAACAAAAACTCATACATTGTTACAGCTTCTTCTCTAGTTATACTTCCACCATTACAAATCTTATCCCAATAATTAATCGCAGAAAACTGATTAGGATCAAAAGACTTATTATTTTTTTGATCTTGGTAATATAAACCTAGATTCCTCGCCTCCTGTTGGAGTTCTCTTTTTACGTCATTAATTCTAGCCAACACCATCCAACTTCCATCCATATCCCAAGGTACTTTTTTTAAACCATTCCATCTATGAACAGATCCCTTTTTACCATTAGAATAAAACTCTTTAGGTATTCTGTTATCACCCATAGAATTTAACAAACACTTTGAAAATAAATGTATGTTTTTATTTAATCTAACAGATTTTTTTAGCACCAGTGATTTACCGGGAAAGGTTTGAAACAAATTAACATCAGCTCCATTCCATTCATAAATTGCTTGGTCATCGTCTCCTGCAATATAGACTCTCTCCACTGATTCAGCCATTTTAACTACCATGTCCCACTGTAGAGGTGTCAGATCTTGAGCTTCATCTACCATTAAAACTTTAAAAGGAACTACAAGGCCATCATCGATAAACTTTTGTACCATATCAGTGAAGTCTAATCTGTCAGCTGTCCGTTTTCCGTTCTCCGTCTCCATTGTTTTAAATTCTTCGTAACCAGCAATAATTGATTTAAATTGTTGTAGCCTAACGGACTTTCTTGATTGTTGCTTGTAAAGCCACACAGGATCTACTTTCATGTTTCTTGCCCTGTCATATATTTGAAGCGACCAATTATTATATACTTTTTGATCATCCCAAGTGTCTTTATATCCTACCTTGACAGTGCCGTATTGTGTATGAAACATCAGCAGGTCTGCTTTAGGATCTAATACGGGAATTTCAGCAAACTGTTGTCGGGCCAAAGAATGTAATGTTCTAAAATATGAGAAATCATCTTCGCTATACCCTTTAAACTTTTGTCTAACCCTTGCAACACATTCGTCCACCGCTTTATTAGTAAAAGATACGTAACAAATTTCGTCTGGAGAGTAATCTTTTTCAAGGTACCTCTTAACCCTTTTAAGTAAATTTTCTGTTTTGCCTGTACCAGGAGGACCGAATATTTTAATTGTCTTCCCACGCAGCTTTTGCTTTAGTAAATTTGACATCTTTATTTTTGTGTTCCATTTGTTTTGGTAGAGTCACAACCCAATGTCTAGTCTGAATTCCTTTAAACTTAGCTTTAGGAAGTGCTTTACCTTGTTCTAAGAATCTAGTGCATTCTTTTTCATTCCAATTATAACCCATTTTTTTCATAAAAGATCTAAACGTCTCTAGCTTAAATCTCATTTCAACTTCATCTTTCCATATATTACCAGAATCTATTTGATCAAATTCAGTGGTATCTTCTATGTCTTCGATAAATTTTGTCATTCTAGAATTAAATACATCTTGTTGCTCTTCTCCTGCATCAAATCCTTCCATATCTTGTTTGTTACTTATTAATTCATCTAACCAATCTCTGTAAGGATCTGGATCTCTTTTACTAGGTTTTAATGCTCTCCAAACAATATCGTAATTTAATAATTGTTCTCCTAACAACTGCTGTTGGTATAATTGTTTTGTACTAAGTCTAATTGATTTACCTTGAATAGGTAAAATCCAATAAGGTTCTGGATAAGAATTTACTTTTAAAAGTTTACCAACCTCAGGTAAAGCTTCGTTTGATCCAATACCATGCTTACGTCTTAAACATGTACTTGATGAACAATGCATTCTTGCAATAGATGTTTTACATTTGTAAGCATATTCTTTATTTTCAACACCTTTGAATATGTTATTTAACTCCTGCGGGTGTAATGGTTCGCTACAAACTTTAGGCATTAAATTTCTTGTCCAATCTTCATACATAACTGGATCTGCATTTATTTTTTTTGCTAACACTGCAACATTAAACATTGCATCATTACGACCTTCACCTTTTTGAACTTTGTTCTTCATAAAGTTAACTACACAAGGTGGGTAGTCTTTCGTTTCATCATCTTGAAAAATTTTTAGTTTACCAAACTCTTTGGGATTTAATCTATAATCAGATACAAATTTATATAAATTTTCTAATTTTATTGAATTACCATCGTTGTCCATTGCAACTCTAGTAGTCATTTTTGCCTTTTGATAAGGCAAATTAACAAAGTTACCTTTTCTTTTTTTATTCCAATCTTCGGGTGTAAGATCTACTTCATCTTGTGCGGGATAAATATCTGTAGTCGTATCATTAACACCAAGATCGGATGCTAACTCAATTAATTTTTTTCTCATTGAGGATGCAGGAACTACACCATCAATAAATAAAATTAAGTGGAGTCCGTTGGATTTCGATCTAAATGGGATGAGCGGGTATTTTCTTTTCCGAATAATCGATATAACTTCCTTATGTTGTATATTATAACGATCAACATCGATGACCCCCCAACTGCATGAATTATCATCTCTAATGGGAACTGATCCATAGTAAGCTTCGCCTTTCAAATGTTGCAACCAGTTTTCTCTGGTCATTGGTTTTGGTTCAACCCAATGTTTGAATTCTTGTTTACCGTCACGACCACGTGTTTGACCTAACGGTTTTGAAGCACCAAAATATGAGGAAGACCCCTGGAAGAGTTCTACAAACTCTTCCAGGGTGTTGTCAAGTATGTCCATACTAGAATGGAGTCTTGTCTTTTGTTTCCTCGTTGCTGTGGTTTGCTCTCACCGCACCTTTTTTACATGACTCATAAAAGTCATAGGCTGATTTGATTGTTTCTTCGCTCCCCACTTGTCCTATATGCTCAATCTCCCAACCATACCAAGAACCTAAGTTGTTCTTTTCAAGAACTGTCTTAAGTTTGTATTGTTGAGTAAATGGTGCAGGTCTGAAGAAACCTTTACCATCTGCTTTCTTTTGTCTTAAGGACATCATCATAGAATTCCACTTTTTAGATTTTTTTCTTTGAGTAGATTTCATAGTTATCAAGGCTGTAGATGATTTATCTGGTTCTACTACCATTACGTAGTGTGAAGCAGTTTCCTCTACATAGTTACCATTCTCAAGCCTATCCTTACCTTTTTCGTCTCTTGTCGTTTTAGACATGATATCCGAATCAGCTGGATAAACATTTACAGGAGCGACAGCACCTTTATCTCTGTCTTTCCATTCAATGTACTCTAATTTATAAAAGCAAGGTATGACATCCATACCTTCAGCGCCATTATATAACTCATTAGTAACAGTGTTATAGATCATCCCAGGTCTTGCATCAGCATTAAACTGGCTATCACCTTGTGTTACTTGAGGCGATAGTTGACCTAGAACTTTAAGAAATGGTAACGCCAAACTATTTGAGTCTACGTTATCAAATCCTGTATCAGCGAATTGCTCTAAGTTAATAGTAGCAACTCCACCGGCTTCTTTTTTAATCGATACTTCGCTCGATTGTCCGTCTTTTATCTTCATATTATTACCTATTATTTGTTAGTTATTTTCGTTTTATTTGCGATGTATACACCGAACAGATCAAATGGTAATTCTTTACCTGCTTCAACCTGCTCTTTAACAAAGGCCTTTAAAGTCATAGGCTCAACTTTTTCTTTTTTATTATAGTTGAATCCATGCTCTTCACAGACTTTTATCAATTCAGAGACTTCGTTGTCTTGTCCTCTATTGAATGAGGCGGTTACAGTGTTCTTGATAATATCTTCGAACCCTTTAACTCTCAACCAACTGAAGGCTTCCTCAACTCGTGATTCAGGAATTTTTGCTGCATAGAACGGTTTTACTTCTACAGTAGAACCATCACTTAATTTCAACAAAGATACACCTGCTTCCTGCATCATCTCTGGAATTATTCTCTCTTCCATATCTCTAGCTTTATGCTTTAGAAGAGAAAGACTTTCCTCGTCTTTTTCAATTTGTTTTTTTAATGTATTTAAATGATTACACTTATCTGAAATAGACTTAACACTATCTTGACTAAGATCTAGATTAGACATCTTTTCAATATCTAGTTTTTCCATATTTTCCTCCTGTTGGGGTTCTTAAATTATTCATTTGATCTTTGCAAGAAAAAAATATAAAAAGTTTCAAGATGTGGAAATACCCCTATAAGACGAAGCCCTACGAGCATCAAAAAAATGCTTTATCTCAATCTGCTGAGAAAAAAGAATGGGCATATTTTATGGAAATGGGTACAGGTAAAACAAAGGTAACTATTGATAATATTGCATTTCTTTATTTACAAAGAAAAATAACTAGTGTTTTAATTATTGCACCTAAGTCAGTTTATACAAACTGGGAGTCTGAGATAGAAACCCATATGCCTGATGTTCTTAAATATAAAATTTATAAATGGAATATTGATAAACCAAAAGATTATTTTAAGATGAACGAATCATCTGATCTAAGAATATTTTTAATAAATGTAGAAGCTTTGTCTACTAAAAGAGGATATCAAGCTTGTGTAGAATACTTAATCAAAAATAAATTAAATTTTGTAGCACTGGATGAATCAACCACAATAAAAAACCGATCAGCAAAAAGAACAAAAAACATTTTATCACTATCCAAAGTATCCCATATAAAGCGTATACTAACAGGATCCCCAATAACAAAATCTCCATTAGACTTATTTACACAATGTGCTTTCTTAAGTCCAGAACTATTAGGATTTCACAGTTATTTAGCTTTTAGAAATAGATATGCTGAAATGACAGATATACCTGTAGGCTCTGGAAGATACATATCAATACCTAAATACTACAAAAGATTAGATGAGTTAGAAGAAAAAATGAAAGGTTTTGCTACCAGAATTCGTAAGGACCAGTGTTTAGACCTTAAACCAAAGGTACGATCAAAAAGATACATTGAATTAGAAGGTGATGGTAAGAAAATTTATGAACGATTAAAACACCATGCGTTAGCTATAGTTGAAGACAGCACCATATCTTTTTCAAACAAATTAACTGAAATAGTTAAACTTCACCAGGTATGTAATGGGTTTTCTAAAAACGACCAAGGTGAATTAATGCAATTACATAAATCTAAATTAAATGCTTTAGATGAAATTTTACAAGAAACAGATGGTAAAGTAATTATTTGGGCTAACTATTTATATAACATACATGAAATAAAAGATTTTTTAATTGATAAGTATGGAAAAGAATCTGTGGTATCTATTTTTGGTGCAATAAGTGTGCTAGAAAGAAAAAATGCTGTCGAACGTATTCAAAAAGATGATAAATGTAGGTTTTTGGTCGGTAATCCAACTACCGGGGGTTTTGGTCTTACTCTTACTGCTTGCAATACTGTCGTCTATTATAGCAATAGTTATAACTTAGAAGTTCGTATGCAATCAGAAGACAGAGCTCATAGGCTAGGCCAAAAAGGAACTGTTGTTTATATTGATATTGTAGCTAGGGGAACTCTTGATGAAGCTATTATGAAATCACTTACTAGTAAAGGTCAAATTGCTGCTAAAACTTTAGGAGAAGAAGATCTCAAGAGTTGGTTGCTGTAAGTTTATTGTATTGTTCAACTCTTTGTAAAAATTTATCTCCATATTCTTTTAAATCAGATTCGTTTAATTTAAATTCTTGATACATAAGGTCTCTAGTACAAATAGATATAACCCCTTGTTCTATTGGTCCATAATTTTTAGTATGTGCTAAATAGTAAGCTCCTAGTTGATATTTATAATCTTCAACCCACTCTTCTTTTTTAGGTCTGTTAGATTGTTTCCAATCTACTATGCTTGGTTTTCCGTAAGCAACACAAGATAAATCTGCTGTACCTGCAAATTTATTTTCATACTCTAGGCTTATTTCATTGCCCCACACTTCATCTATTTTGATATTATCTAAAATGGTTTTGGCCATCATTCTTGGCTTAGACCCTTCTTCCGTAGCATTATAATAACCTTGACCTGTTAAATGATATTCAAGAACCTGGTGCATCTCAGTTCCAATTGCTGATGCTTGTTGCATAATTCTATCAGCTTCTGCATTTCCAACCTTACGTCTCCAATTGTCTAAAAAACGTTTGTCTTTAGTGGCACCTAATATAGTTGTGACGCTTGGTACTTTTATGTTATCAACTAAATACTTACGTCCTGTTGTGTCTGAGAATCTATTGTAGTGTTTGTAAGGATACTTTTTAAGTAACTTCATTAGTAGTTAATACTACAAATGATTGGAAAGTACAGCCATAAATATT